TCTTCGAGGGCCCGGTCAAGGTGACCACGCGCTGGCGGATCAAGGAGCTTTCGGCCGTTGCCATCGGCGCGGACGAGGGGGCCACCGCCAGGGGGGACGGCGGGGAAAACCAAATCAATCCAAACGGGGGGGAGACCCCGAACCAGGAGGAAAACGCTATGAACGAAAGACTACGAAAATTTCTGGAGGCGCGGGGGCTTTCCAAGGACGCCACCGAGGAGGAGGCCTGGGCATATCTGAACACCCTCAAGCCCGAGGAGAAGCGTCAGGCCCCGGCAAACGAACCGCAGAACCAGGGCGGCGAGGTGGACATCGACCAGGCGCGCGCCCAGGCGGCCGGCGAGGAGCGGCAGAGGATCTCCGAGATCGACGCCATGTGCCGCCAGTTCGACGTCACCGATCTTGCCGAGAACCTGATCCGCCAGGGGACCCCGGTCGATGAGGCGAGAAAGGCCGTCATGGATCACCTGGCCAAGCAGAAAAACCCCGATCCGGACGTCTCCTACCGGGGGCCTGTCCAGATGGGCGCGGACGAGCGCGACAAGTTCCGCTCCGCTGCAAACGACGCCCTCATGATCCGGGGCGGCCTCACGGTCCAGGCCCCGGCCGCCGGCGCGGACGATCTCACCGGCTATTCGCTGCGCGAGATGGCGAGGCTTTCGCTTCGCATGGCAAACCAGAGGGACACGGGCGAGCCCATGCAGATGATCGGCCGGGCCTTCATGGCCTCCGACTTTCCCCTGGTTCTTGCCAATGTGGCCGAAAAGTCCCTTTTCGAGGGTTTCGACACGGCAGAGGAGACCTGGAACATTTGGGCCGGGACCGGCTCGGTCTCCGATTTCAAGACCCATCACTCGGTCCGGGCCTCCGAGACGGAAGATCTCTCGGAAATTCCGGCGGGAACCCCGTATCCGTATGGCGAGCGCTCCGAGGAGGAGGAGACCTACTCCATCGTGACCTACGGCCTGATCGAGGCGATCACCCGCCAGACGATCATCAACGATGATTTGGGCGCCTTGATCGACACCTATTTCGCCCACGGCGAGGCCGTCTCCCGAAAGATCGGGGACGTGGTCTACGCGGTCCTGACTGCAAACTCTGCGATGGGCGACGGGGTCGCTCTGTTCCATACGGCAAGCCATGCAAACCTTGCAAGTTCCGGCTCTGCGATCGGTGTCACCCCGCTTGCCGCGGCGATCGCCGCCATGAAGCAGCAGAAGGACATCGCCGAAAAGCGCCGCTTGAACATCCGGCCCCGGTTCTTCATCGGCCCCACCAGCATTGAGGGATCTGCCGAGCAGTTCTTCAACTCCAACAACCTGGCTTTTACTGGCAGCACGGACGCGGAGATGGCCCCGGCAAACCCCTATGCCGGCAGCTATTTCGTCCGCGCCTACGATGCCCGGCTCGACGACGACTCCGAGACCGCCTGGTATCTCGCGGCCCGGAAGGGAAAAACCGTCAAGGTGTTCTTCTTGAACGGTGTCCAGCGCCCCTACCTGGAGACCCAAAACGGCTGGACCGTCGACGGGGTGGAGAACAAGGTCCGGATCGACTGCGGCGCAAAGGCCATGGACTGGAGAGGCCTCTACAAGAACCCCGGCGCGTAAATCATTGTTCAAAGTTCAAGGTTCAAGGTTCAGCATTGAGCCTTGAACCTCGGACACCGAACGTTGAGCATTGAACGCTGAACAACAAAAAGGAGACGCATCATGCAGAGCAGCGGACTTGCCCCGGTAAAAGGGGTGGCCTATTTCAAGTACAAATTTTCCAAGCACGGAGGAAGCGTCGGGGACATCTCCATCGAGGGCAATGGCATCCCCAAGGGAGCCCTGATCGACCAGGCGAAAATCGACGTCAAGACCGCCGTCACCTCCGGCGGGGCCGCAACCGTGGCCTTGAAGGCCGTGGGTGCGGAGGATCTCCTTGCCGCTACCGGAAAGGCGACATTTGCGGAGGATGCGAAAATCGACGGGGTGCCGGACGGCACGGCCACGAACGCGATCCGCACCACCGCCGCCATCAACTCCATCACGGCAACGGTGGCGACGGCGGCCCTGACCGCCGGGGAGTTCACCGTGATGGTCGAATACTACCGGCCCAGGGGGTAATCGGTGAGCTTTGACGAGGCCCTGGCAAATGCCGCCGCTGCCTGGTACGGCGATGATCTCGCGGAGGCGCTCACCTACAACGGCGATTCGGTCGCGGGCCATATCGAGAGGACCGGCGGCGAGCAAGGCCCGGAGGTCCGACGGCAGACGGCAAAGCTCCACGTCCGGAAATCCCAAGTCCCGGCCCCGGCATACCGCGACAGCGTGGTGGACGAGGCCGGGACCACCTGGCGGGTGATCCCGCCGGTTCCGGCGGACGCTTCGGCCGTGGATTGGGTGCTCACCATCGAGGCGAACGTCGCCCCTGGTTTCGGGAGGTAGCAGATGGATTTGAATCCCCTGGTCAACTCCTGCAAGGAGGAGATCGCAACGGACGCGGAGCTTGCCTCCTGGTGCAACACCAACTACGGCCAGGGGGTCAAGGTGTACGGCAATTTCGACGAGCGCCGGCCTCCCGGAGAGGCGGACTGCCCCTGCGTGGCCGTGTTCCCGAACACAAAGAAATATGGCGGCCGCGAGTACACGGACGTTATCGAGTTTGTCTGCACCCTCTACGACGAGGCGGCGGGTGTTCATCCCGGCATCGACAATATCGTCGACTATGCCGGGGTGAAGAATGTGGAGGCCATGCGAAAGCTCGTCCTCGCGGTGATCGCGGCCGTGATAGAGGCCTCGAGCGCCTCAAGGATCACGGAGGTGAACGTGGAGTACGACACCATCACCTATTTTCCCTTCGTCCAGGCAGCGGCCGCCGTTGCCATCGAGACTCCGTACACGATCGGGAGCGGCAACCCCGTCTTAAACGAATAGATGTTCAATGTTCAACGTTCAAGGTTCAACGTTGAACGCGCCAGGAACATTGAACGTTGAACTTAGAACCTTGAACTCCGGAGGAGAATTTCATGGGCAATGCAAGAGGATACAAGTCCACGACCGTGATCGACTTCGAGACCACGTTCGGCGCGGACCCGGCAGCGCCGGCGGGCCTCGTCATGCCGATCAACACCAACACCTTGAAGGGCCAGAAGAACAAGAACCGGCCCGCCACCATCACCGGCACCCGAAACCCGGTGGCCCCTTTTGACGGGAATTTGAGCGTCAACGGGAACATCCAGGTCCCGGTCGACGCGAGCGCCTTCGCCTACTGGCTGAAAGCCTGTTTCGGCGCACCATCGACCGACGGGGTCGGCCCCTACACGCATACGTTTGCGCCTGGAGACGCCCAGCCATCGCTCGTTATCGAGAACAAGCTGGCCGATGCCTCGGCAGCCATCACCTACCCGCATTACAACGGCGTCAAGGTAAGTTCCCTGGGCCTCTCCGTGGGCGGTGACGGCGAGCTGGTGGCGGATCTCGGCATGATCGGCGCAAACGAGGCCTATAATGCAAGCCCGTATGACGGCTCCGCAACGGCGCAAACCCTTGACCGGTTCCAGCAGTTCCAGGCAGCGCTCACCGAGGGCGGCTCCGCGCTGGAGATCGCGACGGCCTTCCAGCTGAATCTCGACTTCGGCCTCGACGCGGGGGACGACAAGCGGGTCATCGGCTCAAACGGCATCCTTGGCGACATCTTCGAGGGGATCATCGGCGTGTCGGGGAGCCTGACCTTTCTTCTCCAGGACACCACGCTGATCGACAAGGCGGTCAACTCCACCGAGAGCGGTATCGTCCTTACGTTCACGGACGGCGCGAATGTTCTCACCTGGACGATAGAGGAGCTGCAGTACAGCAGGAACACTCCCGAGATCAACGGCCCCCAGGGCATCCTGGTGACGCTTCCGTTCGAGGGCTATTACAACGACGGTTCGGCCGGCAGCGCGATCCAGGTCGAGCTCACCAACAGCGACGACGGAACCGATTACGCTTAAACCGGCAGAAAGGAAATAAATGTCTGAAAAAATCAACCTGGGGGGCCGTGATATCGAGTTTCGCGGCCTCACCAGGCGGGAAGTAAAGAGGCTCAAGGCAGACGGGTTCAATCTGAACAACCTCTATCCGGATCAACTCGACGACGCCGTGGACGCGGTTTTTTCCCTCGCGATGGACC